TATTTGTACCACCACCTTCTGCATTCATCTCCTCTAATTCACCAACTCCAATTTGATCAACAGCACCTTTGCTCATCACAAATTCACCTGGTTCTAACATTGCAGGTACAGTATCTCCTGTCCCTTGACCAGGTACTTCACCACCACCTTGCATCTGTTCTGCAGGTCTTATATCAGGTACTTGACCACCACCTTGCATTTCTGCTTTTGCTTTTGGTTCTATTCTTGGAATCTGAGGTGCTTCTCTTATTAAAGGTAATTCAAACCCTTCTATTCCCTCTATATCTAAATTTACACCAGGTATAAGATTAGCTACTTTTGCAAGTGTACTAACTACAAATTTAATACCTGCTGTTATACCATCAAGAATAAAATTAATTGGAGATATCACAAACTTAAACACACCATTCATTAAATCATTAACAAAATCTATGATTCCATTAGTGAACTCTCTAATAGGTTTCATAATTTTTTCAGGATCTTTAATTATTTCTAATAAACCCATCACAGCACTTCCTAAAAGAATATTCTTAAAGAAGTTTAATATTTGATCCATGAAACCTTGAACAGGTTTGATTGCTTTTTCAATACCTGTTTGGAACATTCCTTTTTCTTTTGGTTTCTCTAACTTATCTTCTCTTGCTTTATCAGATGCTTGATCTTCATCCACTCTTAATTGATCTTGTTTTTCTTTATCAACATCTATTTGTTCTTCAAAATTACCAAGAATCTTATTAAGACTCTCTTCTATTTTTACAATACTAGGTTGAAAAACATTAGTAAGGAAGTTCATAACATCATCCTTATCAGTTTCTCTTGCATCAGTTATATCAACTGATGGTGTAACATCCTCAGGTTTTATAAAATCTTTTGCTTTCTTTTTTGCTATTTTTGCTTTTTCTTTTGCATCTATCTCTGCCTTTATTTCTTCCTCTGTCTTTTTTGATTTTTTTCTTTTTGCAGGTCTTAAAGCTCCACGACTCATCATTGCCTCAGTTAGACTTCTTTTCTCTAAGTCTAAGAGACTTTCAGCAGTTATTGGTTTTTGAACTATCTTAGGCATTTTGCTTGCGTTTGAGTTCTTCTTCCTCTAAGTGTTGTTTAAGAAGTGTGACATAAACATCACGCTCCCAAGGCATAAGATTTTCAATCTCAGTTAATGAATATTTATGGTACTGCATCAAAGCAAAATTCAACTTATAATAATTCTCTAGATCCATATGGATCATCGCTAAGCGAAAAAAGACGACAAACCCTCCAATACTACAGTGCTTTTCTTTTTAGTCTTAGGATTAAGGAGTTCAACTGTATGAGATAACTTAGGCATTGTCTCAAAGAACTTTTCTATTTCTTTGAATTGTGCTGAGTTCATCTGCTCTAGAAAACCAATCACTTCTTTCTTTGTGCAATCAGCAGTAGACCAAACCTCCTCTTCATTATAGATCTTATCAATACAACTTGCTATTAGATCAAATGATCTTTCCATATTATTCTCTTCTTTAAAATCAAAGTTACTCTTAATAAATTGATCTAAAGAAGGATACTTCATCTCCATCATCAAATCATTATCTACTTTAATCTTATTAGTGTGATTTTCATCCTCTACTACTTTAATCTCATCAATGGGAATAATGACAGGAACAGAGGTCACATCATCATCAGGAGCAATTAAGTTCACTTCTACATCCTCTCCAACAGATTTACCTCTGATGTTAAGAAATAGATATTCAATATCAAAAGTAGGTAACTCCTCTACTTTGATTCCCTTAGTGAGAATACAACTTTTAATGACTGCTTTGATAGCAGTTGTAATTTGTTTTGTATCTTCACTCTCTAATGCAAGAACTAAAAGTTTTTCTTCTTTAACAAGGAAAGGTCTATAGTTAATTGTTTGTTTTGATGAAGGTAACTCCAACTCATATGTTGGAGTTGCTATGGTGGGTAATGGCATTTCAACTCAAAATTATCAGTATTATATATATGTCACTTTAGAGGGAGAGAAAATCTCCAAGACTTGTAAGTGTGTTATTTAAAGATGTAAAAGGATTTATCTTAACAGTTTTCCTTTCTCTTACATATCTAATGTATGAGAATGACACATTAACTCTCAAAACATCACTAGGACCATATGAAACTGGTGTTGATGTCACACTTGTAGGAAAGGCACCAACAAAAGTATACAATAATGATTGTGGTGGGTCAAGGACATTCTCTACAATATCACCAAAACTATCAGGATATGAAACATCCTTTTCAAATTTAGTTAGATATAGTTCAGTTCTGTAGTCAGTAGGATATGTCATTCTATAATTAACAAAGTTACTTTTATATGCATTTCTACTTCCAGTTAATCCTACACCTGACATAAAATCCATCCAACCATCTAGCATCTCAATTACATTATAACTACGATCTACCATAAAACTTAAATCTAGAGTTCCATCATACATTCTACGATAGTTCATCTTCTCACTCACACCAGCATAATCATTGGTAACATCATGAGTAGCAAAGGATGAACCAGGTAAAACAGCAGACTCACAAAGTAATTCTATATCCTCTCCACTACGATTGTAATCTAAACCTCTACCACCCTCTCTCAGAAAACTCAATAAACCAGAAGGCAGTTGAATTTTAACCTGATATACTGAAGTTTGAGCAAGATGAGTTATCTTACTCTTCAAATCTGAGGTTTTATAGGGTCTGGGTCTTATATTTCCCATCTATAAATAATTTTATATTACTATTACTATGTAGGTGAAATGGGAAGTACTTACAAAAGTATCTTTAAACCTAGAAACCCTGAGAAATATATTGGAGACTCCTCCAAGATTATTTGTAGAAGTAATTGGGAAAGAACATTCTGCAATTATTGTGATACAAATGATAATATAGTTACTTGGGCATCTGAGGAATTTTCAATTCCTTATATTTCTCCTATAGATAATAAAAGACATAGATATTATCCAGATTTTTTGATTAAGGTTAAAGAATCAGATGGTAAGTTGAAAAAATATGTCATTGAGATCAAACCTAAAAAACAAACTGTTGAACCAAAGAAAAAATCTAGAGTTACTAAAGCATATATTACTGAGGTAAAGACTTATGCTGTTAATCAAGCAAAGTGGAAGTATGCTAGAGAATTTTGTAAGGACAATAGTTTAGAATTCAAAATCATAACAGAAGATCAACTCTATGGAAGAGGAGTATCAAGAAAGCACAGAAAACAGACTAGAACACGTCGTAAGTGATATCATCGCTATGGGTGATCCAGATGATATGATGCTTGCTATCACTGAAACTCTAACTGATACTGAGATTGTCCCAGATGTAGGGAAGTACTACACTTTCATATATTCACCAAAGACACCTAGAATCAGATATGATCAATTTCCATTGATTGCATGTGTTGGTATCTTTTCATGGGGATTTAGAGGTTTGAACTACCATTGGGGTGGTGAATTTAGAAATTATACATGGAATGAGGTAGTGGGATTCCTACATGTTGCTTATCCATTAGAGGTGAATGACTTACGTTCTATTCCATATCAAAGTTTTAAGATAAATATATAAAAATTGTGCGCATATGTCACAAGATACTACAGGATGGTCAGTTCAAGATGACCCCAATGAATATAGGGGTGATTTTAATGTCAAAAAATTAGTTGGAACTGTTCAGACAAATAGAAATTTAATAGTTATAGCAAATAAAGCAAATGGCAAGCACACTGTCTATGAAGATAATGGTTTGTTGGAGGGTTTTGGCACAGAGTTATATTCTTATAATCCAGATGGTAATATAATAAGCGTAGGATCTAAGGTTGATTTTGATGCTATATTTACTGGACAAAATGCTGCACAGTTTGACACTGTTTTAAAAAATACAAAAGCAGCAACTATAAGTTTATCAAAACAAGCAATACAAAATAATGATGCTCAATCAAAAGCAAATCACACTAATTTAATAAACACAACTGGATTTAAATCTTTGGGAAAAAATGCTTTAGAGATAAGTCCTAATGAATTTAATGAAAATATACAGGGGAGCACAGTTGTCACTGCTACATCAAATTTACCAAATAGTAGCAAAGAAACTTTTGCAGTGGGTGGAACTCAAGAATTACTTAGATATCCTCGTCAAAATTTAGAAGCATTTGGATATGATTACATTCAGATTAGAGCATTTGACTATGAACCTAGTGGCATAAAAACTGGAAAATCATTAAAAACAGGTTTTGTAGGAAAAAATAGAAGATTTAAGAGACATTATGAAACTATTCAGTTGCCAATGCAACCACAATTATCAGAATCAACAACAGTTGCTTGGGGTCAAGATTCACTAA